GAGCGAAATGACATCCAGGCTGCCGGTGGCGCGCTGGACCATCTGGTCAAGCTGCTGCGAGTGCTGGAACGTCGAGGCGTCAAGCTGGCCGAAGTGCATCGGGTTCAAAATGTTCTTCGGGTCGCCGTTCGTGAGGATGGACTTGCCGGGGCGTACGGTGAGCTGGAAGCCGCGCGGCAGCTTCGAGGCGTCCATCGCCATCATGGGCGCCGACGTGTACGCTAGTGCGTCCAGGCGGGCCCGTAGCTCGGCGTCGAGCATCTTCTGCGTGACGAGACCCTTCTCGCACACGCCGCGGCCCCAAAAACGGCCCGGAACGATGTCCCACGGGAAGGCGACGAGCGGGCGGTCCTCCATCAGGTACGGCGTTTTCACCGCTTTGATGCAAATTCCGTCGTTCGCGATGAAAACGAGCGCCTCGACCATGTCCGAGTCGATCGGATCGACCGATTTTTGCCCTGAGGGCGCCGTTTCGGCGTCTTCCGCGGGCGTCATCAGCTCCTCGATGACTTCTTCGGTGCTCTCGCCGCCTTCACCGCCCTCTTCCGGGAATAAATTGACGACTTGGTCGGGCGGAAGCAGCAGATGCTCGGGCACGAGCCCGTAGTAGCGCAGGATGTGCACCTTGTCGTGCACATACTCGTTCTCCACCTGACGATCGGGCAGAATTTCGCTGTCGCCGGCGGCAGTGCCGACCTCGACGTCGCGATATTCGCCGTTTTTCTGGCCCTGACGGATGATGTGCGCGCCGACGTACTCCTCCACCGCGCAGCCGAGGGCGGTGTCGATGCTCCGCGCGGTCGGGTCGATGAGGAAATTGCGCGGATTCACGCTCTGCAGCTCCGAAAACGTCACTTCTTTCGTGCGCACTTGCATCGTGGGCGACACGCCCGGCTGGATAGCCCGCACCGAGGAGACGATCTCGCGCAACTTGAACTTCTTGACGAAGATTTCGCCGATCCCGGTGCCGTACACGGCGCCGTTGATGAGCGCCTCACCCATGTGGCCGCGGAAATCGCTGCGGTCGAGGTCTTCTTTCAGGGACGCCTTGTTCCGATCGGTGATGAGGCGCAGTTCGGGCGAATCCGCCAGCTCCGCTTTCAGCTCGAAGATGTCGCCACGACCCCAGCAAGCCTCTTCGACTTCGGAAACCACGTTCTCGACCGCTTCGCCGAGGGCCGGCGTGACGATGGTCGAGCGCTCGGACTTGCGGTTCTTGTCCTCGGGCATCCACAGCGCGCGCCATGCGCGCTCGTACTGATCCCACAGCAGCTCGTAGTTCTGCCGACGATGGTCGCGCCACTGGCGCGCGCGCGTCATGACCCAGTCGGTCAGCCCGGCAAGCTCATCGCGCGGCTTGTCCGAGGCGGCGGCCGCCTGCTGCTTGTCCCGCGGATCGTCGAGCACGCGTGCGCGTTCGCCGACGAGCCCGGATTCCATGCGGATTTCAGCCATGATTCCTCTGTTACCTCAATGAGTGAAGCCGTTGCAGTGCTTCTCTTCGTGCTCAACCATCCACCGCGCAGCGCGCGGCGGCAGATACATGGTGCAGTTCCCGTCGCCCCACACGGCGCACGCTATCGTGTCCCACGGCAGCCCGTGCGCGCGGCAGAGGCGGTTGGCGGCGTCGGTGTAGACGTAGCGCCATCGGGTCTGCGGGATCGGCGCGTGCGTCGGCTGCCAGTTGTACGCGCAGCCGGTGAGGGCCAGCGCGAGGCAGGCGCTAAGCAGTAATCGACGCAAGTTGCGCGTGCGGCATCTGGCGTTTCCACAACTTCACGTTCTTGAGCCCGCCGAACCATTGGTTGCCGCCCCCGGTATTGCATCCGATGTGTAGCCCGCTACCCGTGGTGCCCATCTGTCCGTCGAACGCAGCCGTTCCGGCACTGGCACCGTCTCCGGTCGTGGCGAGGCCTAGCGGCCCCCACGACGACGCGCGCTTCCGGCTGCCAGTGTTCATGTCCGTCAAGCTGGCTTTGTTAGCCGGGCCTGTACCGTCGAACACGGATATTTCTTGGCTGCCTGTTGCGCCCGCCGCGCGGTACAACGCGCGCCCCTCCGCATTGTCTATAGTCACCGCGAACGCGCTGGTGACTGGATCGGTCCACAGTGACGACAGTTCGGCGTAGCATGTGCCTTCGGTTTTAAGCGCGCCGGGCAGCGGGTAGGTGAGAACATCCGCGTTGCGCGCCACGCTCGCCGTGGTGGTCGGGATGTAGCTCGACGCGAAGGCGGCGGCTTCGAGTTGCGCGCCCCACAAGTAAACACTGCCGACGCCATTGCCGTCATAGATGGCAGTGTTTCCATCCGCGAGTCCAACTTGGAACGTGCCGGTGGCCGTGGCAGCGTACGCGGCAGTCGAGGTCATCGTGCAGCGATACCAGCCGCCAGGATATGCGGTAATCGTGGCGGTTGTGTTACTTGATGCCCCCACGGTTCCCGTGTCTAGATTGAAAAAGGCGTTACGGTTGGTGGTGCCATCTTGCGTAAACATGAAAACGTTACGGTCTACGCCTGCCTTGACAAACACAGAGTGCGTGTAGATAGTCGCCGAGTAGTTGATGTTCCCTTGCTGAACAACGTGGTTGTTCGCGGCAGTGGAGTCCTCAACGATAAGGTCGGCCGTGGCCGTGCCGTCCGGCGCTACGGCTTGGTTCGCCGTTACCGTCGCTCGCGCTTTCGTCCACGACGCGTCGTCGAACTCCTGCGAGCGCAGCGCGAGGTTCGTGCGCGCCCCTTCGGCCAGATACCCGAGGTACTCGCCCGTCGCCGGGTCGTAGTAGCTGCGCGGAACGCCTGATGCCACGGAGACGACGAGCCCGTTGCGGTCGACCGTGGTCGCGGTCGTGGCGCGCGTGAACGTGCCGGACTCGCCGCGCTGGTTCAGGATCGAGACTTCACCCGCGCCCAGGTCGCGGAAGTCGGCCGCGAATCCCAGGTCGAAGTCCTGCGCGAAGCCGGCGCCCGGGCGCAAGAAGTCGCGGATGAACAGCGCGTCGTCATCGTCATCCGGACGAAGTAGGCGCGCGAGTTTCTCGAATTCGAAGTCTTGCGAGGGGCGGAACGGCGACATCAAATTCCCAGTTGTTCGTCCAGCGGTTCCCAGTAATTCTCGTCCGTGACGTGCGCGAATTGGTGGAACACGCGCGAGGCGGCGAGCTGCGGCACGAAGGCGAGACAGTCCGGCGCGTCGTCGTGCACGAGAGGCGACGGGAAATTCAAAAACTGATCCTTCACTTCGCGCATGTGCGGGCCCGGGCGCCAGAGGATCTTCCCGTGCTCCATGCGGCCCTGCAGCGCCCAGCCGACGCGCTCGTTCTTCGACTTGTTCTCGTGCGACAGCGGCACGATCGAGAGCGGGATCTTCTGCTTCGCCGCTTCCGACGTGAGATACGGCGCGACCGCCTGATACAGCGCGCCCTTCTCGATGCCGAGGTTCAGGGTCTCGCAGCTCTTCACCGCCTCGATGATGCGCTTGGCGGTCTCCTGCACACCCCAACGGCCCAGGTAGACGTCGCGGACCCACCAGCGCTCATCGTCGAGCACCTTCACCACGGCGATCGCGGTGTAGTCCAGGCGCTTTTGCCGGTAGCCCGACGCCTTCTGCACTTCAGCGAAGCCGGCCAAGTCGACGACCACGTACCAATCCCCGGGGATCAGCACCTTCTCGCCGCGCTCGTTCAGCGTGTACGGCTCGTCTTCGACGAACTTGAACCACTCTTCCTTGAACGCGTCACTACCGCCGGATTCGAAACTGGCAAGAAATTCTTGCCGATACACCGACGACGCCATCGTGTTCTTCGCCAGCTCGATTTCCTCGGGCGGCAGGAACGGATTGCGCGCGCTCTCGAAGTGGAAGTACGCCCACTCAGGGTCTTGCTTCTTGACGCAATGGTTCTGGATCAGATGCCAGAAGTGATTGCGCCCCTTCGGCGTGCCGATGAAGCCGGCCGTGCCGCGCACATCCGCTAGCGAAGGCCGGATGATCGACTCCCAGGTCTCCGGCTTCATGTCGGCGTACTCGTCCAGCTCACAGTGCCACAAGCCGACGCCGCGCAGCGTGTCCGGGCGGTCCGATCCCTTGACGCCGATCATCACTCCGTTGCGCAGGAAGATGTGCCCCTCGTTCGAGAGGGCGTTCTCCACGAGCCCCGCCGGGGACAGGCGATCGAGCAGGAACTGCCAGTACAGGATCTTCGCCTGCGTCGCGATCGGCGCGATGATGAACACCGGCTTGCGCAGCACGTTGCGCGGATCGAGTGCCCGCGTTATCGCTCGCGTGCCGGCCAAGAATGTTTTGCCGAACCGGCGGCCCGCCGTCGTGATGACGAAGCGCGCAGGGGAGTTGAAGACCTCCATCTGCGCCGGGTGCAAGTGAAACTGCAGCACCCCGCCCTGCATGGGCGCGCCGGTGTCGACCGCCATTATTTCGGCTTGACCTTGCGGTTCGGGCGCTTTGCTGCCGCTACCGCCGCAGCGTCGACTACCTCGACGTCATCATCCAGCTCGACCCAGGCGCGAACCTCGTGGGTCTCGACCGCATCGAGCGGGTGTCCCGGGAATACGACCCGCCCGATCGGCTGGCCGCGGAACATGAGGATGAAGTCGTTCGACTCGCGCTGCACGCCCGCGTGCTGAACGACGATCACCGGGCCGGAGGGTTTCTTCTCGCGGATGCGGTGATTCATGAAAACGAACTGGGTCATGCCTGGATCGCCGGCTTCATCAGGCGCCGGCCGAGCTTGGTTGCCCGGTCGCCGACCTTGTCGCTGCGCCGCTCGCCGCGCCAGCCGGATGCGCCAGGGGGCGGGACGTTGCGCAGGGTGTAGTGCCGGTAGCCTCGCCCCGTCTTCGCCATGGCGTTCCACAACAGCGCCATCCACATGCGGGTGAACTGGCGCTCGGGCGCGCCCATGACCGTATTCTTCATCGGGGCTCCCGCAGGATTTCGATTGCCTGCTCGCACTCGACCATGGCGAGGGCCACGCGGCGGTTGTCTTCGCGCGCTTCGCGAAGGCCCTTCTCGTGGCGGTCGATCTCGAACTTGAGACCGTCGCGCTGCTGACGCAAACGCATAAGGCACGCTTCGAGCGCCTCGACTGCTGTATTACTCATTTTTCGCTCCTTCGATCTGCTTTACTTCGACGATCTCGTGCTGGCCCTCGATCACGCGGGCCGTATCGCCAGGGGGCGCCGGCTGCTGTGCTGGGAGCACTTGGATCACGAACTGCGGCCGTTTGTCCGCGAGACTGCCTACGCCGGCTGCCTGTCCGCCCAGCTCTTCGAAGAGCTTGCGGGGCATGACCCGTTGCGCGAGGAACTCTACGGCGAACACGTGCTGCGGGTGAGTCTCGTCCTCGGCCCACATCAGCAGGCGCGTGACGATGCCCGGCGCCGCCTCGTTCAAGGCGCGGCTGCCGGTCTTCAGAGCTAGGGCTGCGTCGAGCTTGCTTACCGCGGTGATCGCTTTGCGCTCGTCATCGGGTTTCCCGGAAGGGTTCGATGCCGAGGGTTTCACGTCCGCTGCGAGCTGCCGGACTCGTGCCTTGTACTCCGCCTTGCGGGCCGTTTCGCACGTGAGGCAGACTTGCCCCTCGGGAAGTGCGACGCCTTTCTTGTTTTTGCGATGCGGCCAGGACTCCGGCGTGACGACCTTGGTCTCGTCGCATTTTCGGCACGTCCGAGTTGCTTCGGGCGTTGCCGGTGCGGCGGGCGTGGCTGTCTCGGGAGAGGTCACATAAACCACTTTAGCACAACCGTCAAATCGAACCGACGAGCGGCGGGATATCACTCAGGGGGATAAACACTGTTTACCCCCTCCAGGGATAAACACCGTTTACCCCCTCCAGTGATAAATCGCGACCGGGTCTCTAAATAATTTTCCCCAGGCGCCAGCCGAATTAATTCCCCTCCGCCAGGAATTAAT